CCTGCCCAATGGCTCCACGCAACGCTGTCTGGTAGGCGTCATTCTCCTGACGGCCGAACGTGTCTGCGGATGCGCCAAACGCCTGCGTTCCGGCATCGAGGCCCTGGTTCGCCATCTGCGACTGGAACGCCTGGTTCCGCTGCTGCCACATCGGGTCGAGCCTAGACCGGCTCTGATCCCAGTTGGCATCGATGGCTTGCTGAATCTGCTGCGTGGGATCCCATCCGGCGGAACTCGCCATGTTGCCCTGGAGGCTTGTGAAGGCATTCTGGACCTGCTCCGGGAGGCCAAGGTTCATGGTCCACTGTCCGTTTGGCCCTTGAGCCCACGAGGTGTTTGCCCATGGCGTGTTGATGTCCGGCCGGTTGGCGGCCGTCTGCTGGTTCGCCAGGCCCTGGAAGTCGGGCTTCTCGTTCTTGCCGCCCATCTAGGCCGCCTTTCTGAGACTCTTGCCGATCCAGCGGCACTCTTCCTTGCGCATCTCGAAGAACACCATGTCCACTCCCACCTCGAAGCCGTCCTTCACCCGATGCGTCTCTCGGAACCCGACGTGCCGGCACAACTCCAGCGACTTCTGGTTGTCGCTTCGCACCGTCGCCATGGCGAGTCCCTTCTTGCCCTGGATGAAGGGGTACTCAAAGGCAGGCACGATGAGCGAACGGAGCGCCGCTGGCGAGTCGATGGCGATGTGCATGACTACGCCGTTGTCGGTCCAGAGGTCGTAGCCCACCATTCCGGCGATGTCGGTCGCCCGGACGTTCTCCATGTCGGCCGTATCGCGGATAGCGACGATGGCCCGGAACTCCGCGGTATAGGAGCATCCGACCCGAGACCACAGCCAGGGGAGAGAAACCGGCGGAGCAGCGAACACTCTCACAGATAGCCCCCCTGCTCCAAGGCGACATCGAATCCAGCCAGGGTAGTCGTGGACCGGGAACTGCCACGGAACGAGATCGCTACGCTGGTTCCTAGCCCGCTACCGCCACCGACCCGGGAAGTAGCGTCTGCCCCGGAGCCCCACACGGCCGTATCCCAAAGCCCGCTATCCCAGATACCACCATCCGAGAGCGGCATGGAGTATGGCAAGGAAGCGTTCATCTCACCGAGGTCGAAATCGTAGCGCGCTGACACTGCCACATTCGGAGCTGTGCCGTCCGTGATGAGATGAGGCCGGATGAAGTGCAGAAACTTCTTCCGGGCGCTACCAGCATTCTGGAACGCTGTGAGTAGCGACCACTCGATGTCCGTTGCCCCAGAGCCGTCGAGAGCCACGTTGTCCACGGCTCCCGTGTTCTGGCATACCCGGCCATCGGCCGTCCCGAAGTAGAGCGTTCCCTGCCACGAGTCCATGCAAGTGCTTGGGACGCCCCGGTGCCTGGCCCACCCGCGAGTAGTCAACGACATGGTGAGATGTTCCGTCTCACCCCCTGGGATAGGGGGAACACTGATGATGAGCGTGTTGTCGGTAGGGTGGATCCTAAGCTCCCATCCTTGATAGGAACGCCGCTCCTGCATGAGGGAGTTGAACAGGTTGCTGATCTTCTGGGTCGCGTAGAGGTTCGGGTCTCGGACAAGGCCACCAGACACGATCTTGGACAGGGGCACGCACCCCTGCATCGAGAGGATGAAGAGGTCTCCTCCGAAGTCCGACACGAAGCGTCGCCCAGGAGGTACCGCCCCTACCCACCAGACTCCCTTCATGAGGAAAGTGCCCGGGTACATCACTTGGTCCAGTGCCGGATCCGTTCCCTGGTAGACAACGACATCCCCGCCCGTGGACACGGCCACTAAGTGATCATCGATCCCCGTTCCACCGTCGAGCGTCCAAGACCATACGCCAGCCAGGGACCCTCCAAACTTGAACCGTGGGCCGAAGTAGATTGGCGAAGCGGGGCCGGAGATGGAGTTGAGGTCTAGGTACCAGGCCGTCGCCGAGTCCGCCTGCGTAAACCAGAGCCGATTCTTCCAGACGCTGACGTGCCTGAATGTCTGGGGGTCCACACCGCTGACAGTAGGGGAAAACGCCCAGGTGACTGTTCCATCTGTGATTCCAGATCCGCCACCAACCGGGCCATCTCCCGAGCCAGAAGTACCGCCAGTGGTACAGATGTATGTAGCCCCGGCATTGGACACCCTCGCGTTGAGAGCGTAGACCGTGGACGTCTTCCACACGTTCGTGGAGGCCGCAGCGATGCGTTGCCAAGTACCAGTGGTTTCCGAGTACAGGACGTAACCATCCGCCTCGTCACAGTAGACGAGGAAGTGCCCAGCTCGATTCGTGAAGGACGTAGCGTAGCCGCGGCCGGAAATGGAGTTGGTCGCGGAGAAGGTGTAGACCCGGGTGGGCGCAGCGGAGGATGCCGTCACGTTCCAGATCCCACTCGTGGTGGTGGCAAACAGCTTGTCGTTGTCCACGATGGAGGCCGTGAACGGAAGAATGGTCCGAACGTCTCCATCGAGGTTCGTCGCCCACTCCTTGTAGCCCAGACGGGAGCGAAGACCGTACTGGAACGGGATCATGTTGTAGAGGTAGACGCAATCAGCCGGTGACATACCAGAGAGTGCGTCGGCAGCGTTCCACCCGCCGATGGGGGCTGGTAGGTGCGTGAATCGCGACCGCTGCGCCTTGCCGATCTTCCGAGCCAGCATGTCTCGCGGAGAGCGCATCAGGGCACGAAGTCAGGAACTGCACGAGGAGGGGAGTACGTCCATGCTGGAGTAGTCGGCCCTCTCCCTAACGTGAACGTAAAGACGTACCCATGTCCGACTCCATTGAAGAAGTCCTGCTCCAGCCCGTAGCCCGTGTGAGGCGCAGAGCGAATGGTGATTAGCCGGTCCCGAATGTATCGGACTACTCTAGCCACTCGAACTCCGTGGGCCTGAGTGCCCCGTTGAGCGACAGAATCGGCGAAGGAGCATCGTCAGACTTCACACGATCCAAGGTGTCTTCGTACTCCTGCTTCACCGCAGACGAATCCATCCCCTTTGCCTCTAGGAACTTGTACTTCACGAACCGCGTCATGAGTAGCGGGTCGAACCACACGATGTCGGTACCCACCGTTGGTGCGTCCTTGGAGAGCACGGTTGGCGTCCCGGTAGCCGATAGCCAGTAGCTCGTCTTGTACTCGAACGCGATGTCGTACCCGCCCGGCGTGTTGGTGTCCGGGTACAGGTAAATCTGCCCGTTCATCGGCCGGAAAAGGACCGTGAACACGACGCCTACCGACCGAGCCTTCAGATACTGCCACTCCTGGGCAGACAAGGGACCGCCGACCGGGAGCTGGTTCGTCCGGTTCCACCATGTCTGGTCGAACATGCTGTTGAAGTCGGTGGGGAGCGCGTAGTTGGCCTGATTGGAGACGGTTGTGAACGTGTGTTCCTTGCGGAGATGCGTCCAGTCCCGTTCACCTACAAGTTCCCTGCCACACGACTTCAACAGGGTCCGCATCTGAATGATGTTTGCGTCCGTCGAAGTGTAGGGATCCGACACGGCCGACAGACCGATTTCGATAGCCGCATCGTTGACGATGTTGCCGGCCGTGTCGTAGCCCATCTACTTCCCCTTGGCCTCGATCTTCCGAGCCATGTCCTCCAGAGCCTTTTCCAGGACCGCCATCTTGGCGTTGCTCTCCGCCAGGGCCGCATCCCGCTTCTCCAACTCAGCCCGCATCTTCGTCACCGGAGCATTGCCCTCGGCCGCCAAGAGGAAGTCGGTGATCCGCTTCTTGACGGAGTGGATCCCCATGAACTTCTGGCCGAGTTGGTCGGACATGTCCCGGACTTGTTCGGCGGTGTGGATGTTCACGGCCGCGAACTCCAACACTTGCCCCTTCGTCAGGAACGGCAACTTGTCGAGAGGCGTGCCGGACTGGGGAGCGTCCCGACCTTCCTTGAAGGCCGCGTACTGCTGTGCGAATTGCTGCTTGTCGATGGGACGAATGGGGCGAGCGATGATGTTGGTCGCGTCGCCCGGCACCATGATTCGGATGTACTCCTTGTCTTCGTAGACAGGGCGCCCCTGTTCGTTCGACTTCTCCTCGTTCTGCTCTGCCTCCATGTAGAAATGCACGATGAGGCGGCTGTCCGGCCTCGCCTCTTCGCCTGAGTCGGTGGTCCACACTGCCTGCGGCTGTGCCATCGTTGCTCTCCATGTTCGGGATGGAGATGGAAAGAGGGAGAGCCCGAGCCCGACCCCGGGCCCTCCCCTTGCTGCTACTACAGACTGGCCGACAGACCGACCACGATGGGCCGGTTGAGCTGAACGGTCATGCTCAGCGACTGGGACGAGGTGTAGGACACGGGGCACACCGCGCCGAGCACCATGTGGCCTGTCGATACGACGCTGGCGATGAGGCCGGCGGTGCCGGCGTTGATGTACAGGGGGACACCGGCGGCGATGGACGAGTTGGTGCCGCGGACATAGTCCGCAACGCCCTGGACCTGCACCCAGCCGTACACGTTGGTAGCGGAGAGGTTCCCGGCCGCGATGCCGACCGGGAACTTCGACGCCGAGTTGGCCGCAGCCAGCAGCACGGCCTGGTTGCCATTCAGCGCGACTGCCTGACCCACAGCCGTCACGTTGGAGCCCTGGGCGTAGATGAACACGCCAGCTCCGATATTGGCCGTGCCGCTCTGGTTGTCCACGAACTTCGCTTCGTACCCGAGGGGCCACTGCTGGACGGTTGCGGTACCAGTAGCAGGAGACGGAGCGCCCTGCACCGGCTCGATCATCTTGTAGTCGGACATGATTGGTTCCTTTCCTGGCTAGGTGGTGAAAACGCGGCCCTGGAACTGCGGGCCCGCGCAAGTGAGGTTGCCAGCCCAGGCCAGGATGGTCGTCTCGGCGTCCTGGTTCACGCTGTAGCGCCGGGACGGAGACAGCGGAACCATGTTCCGGTCCTTGTGAGGCCGCCAGTAGATGTACTTGGTGTTGAGGAAGTACATCGAGCCACCGGTCGTGGAGTTGGTGTAGGCGTAGCCACCGATGCCGCCGTCGAGGATCACGTCGGCGCCCATGAAGTCGAGAGCCTGGAAGCCGAGCTTCGCCTTGGTGGGATCGGTGAGGCGCTGGATGAGCTGGAGCGACCCAACGAAAGCCGACCAGTAGTTGTTGTCCATCACGATGAGATCGGGATGGTCGGAACCACGAACGAGCTTCGCCCAGGCCGTATTCATGAGGCCCTGGATGGTCGTGTTGGTGGGGAGCGTCACGGACCCAGTGGAGTAGTTCCGCCAGAACGGCCAGGTGGTACGGCTGATGCCACCGTAGGTCGAGGTCTGGGATGCAGTGATGGTGGACTCGACGGCTGCGTCGAGGCCCGTGATCTGCTTTCCGCCGAACCCCGTTCCCGCAGAGTAGATACCGGCAGCCAACAGGTTCGCCATCGACCCTTCGGCCACGCTGATGCGCGACTCCAGAAGGTCCACCATCTGCTCATTGCCCGAGTTCTGGAGCATCTCCAGACCGGAGATGGTGACCGGGCAAGCGGCCTGCTTCAGGTTGAACTGCGCAGCGGAGATGACATCCTGCGCAGCCACAGGGAGAAGGTCATAGCCGCTATAAAAGCCGGCATTCCCGTTCTCCTGGAAGCTGATCTCCTCGTAGATGACGGAGCCGCCCGTGACCTTGATGTTCCCCCTCTTGTCGAGGTAGGTCAGGAGGCCATTGTTCTTGGTGACGTTGTCTCTGATGCTCTTTCGTCGGGACTCGATCGTGGTAGCCACGATGTCCGACACGTTGGCAAAAGCCATAGAACCTCACGCGATTGTGGAAATCCCGGCTCACTGCGCGTGGACGGCACAATACCGTTCGCCGCGCCCCGCCGTGGGGCTTCGCACTACCGCGTGAGTGGGCTAGGCTTCCGCTCTCACGTCCCGCCACCGACAGCTCGTATTGCGGCCTCGATGTCCTCCCGGAGATTCTTCGGCTTGCCGGATGCATCAATGGCCGGAGCCGGAGAATTCCGTACGCTCGACGCTGCCGCCATCGACCGCTGGGTAGCGCCATTAGGCGCCGCTG